CCCAGCGCGGCCCGCTCACCATTATCCACCACCAGCTTGATCATTGGCTCTTTCCCTGACGTGAGCCGACCGGGAGAGGCAATCCCGGCCGGCCCTTTGGAGGCTAGCAACGACGGGGCGTCGTCACGCGGACAACATCAGCAATCACGCGTGAAAGGGCAAATTCAGTGAAAGAACAAACGCTCCAAACTTTGCGTGAAGACCGCAACATCTTGCGGTCGGATTCTTCTGTGCTTCACGCCGTCAAACAGAATTATCCAGTCAAGACGGCGGTTTATCTCAGCCAGTTAACAGGCGCCCCGATCCGTACCTGCGAATATTGGCTGTCCACCGATTGGCTGCCATCCGAGGCGGTTTGGGCGCTGCTGAAATCCGAAGACGGGATCCAATACCTCGCAGCGGGGATGGAAGATGCGCGGCCCGAATGGTGGAAGCGCCTTCTCCGTCTCGGCATCGCTGCGAGCGCAATGCGTCGGCGCGCTGCGGATCAGCGCCTAATCGAACAAACACTAGAGGCTGATCGTGACCTCAACCAGGCCATCGCGCGGGCGACCGCCCTTTCTGTTCAGGACGAGGAATTCCATCGGCCTTTTGCTGATGCGCTCAACTCGTTCCTTGGCGTACCTGATCGCGCCCTGGCTCAATCCAAAAAGCGGTGAGATACCATGAGCACGTCAGAGGAATTAAAAAAGATCGTGACAGTGGCCCGCCCGGTGATTGATCGCTGGCTCGATCTCGTTGAGGAACTGGCCGCCATCCGCGATGCTGCAACCCAGAAGGGCCTCGATTGGGGGCAGATCAAAGCCCTCCTGAAGGCCCAGGCTCAAGACGAGCGCGACGGAAGCGGCGAAGGCAAGCGCGTTTCACGCATCATCGAAAAAGCCGACTACGCGGCTTCCTATGCCGACATGCTCGGGCTTGGGAAGATGAACAATATGAACGAATATAATTCTATTTCGGACGATCATTCCTCTGCCGCCGATCCGTTCGCCATCCCCGCCGATCTATCCATCCCGCTTTGCCTGCGGCGTCAACCAGCGGAGGCTGTGTAATGGCCTTCGATCCTATCGACGTGATTCTTACAGCGGTGATCCTGATCGGCGCTATCAGCTTCGTCTCAGCCATAGGAGCACCGCTGTGAAGGTGGAGCGGCTTGCCGAAGTCGTTAACGCCGGTAACCTTATCTGGCGCGGCTCGCATATCGCCTGGTTTTTCATTGATTGGCAGTCGTTCCGGTTTCACCGGTTGGTGATAGTGCACCACCCGCATGGCCCGGCATTAGCCGAGACGCATCTGAGGTTTCGCTTGGCCGGTCGGTCATTCAGGCGGACATGGGGCGGCGTCGGCACTCAGATTGTTGGAGGCCCCGCATGAGCTTCCGGCTTGATCTTCCGTTACCTCCCTCGCCCGCCTTATCTCCGTCGTCAACCAGCGGAGGCCGTGTAATGAAATCACCGGAGATCATCATTATTCGGGAAACGTGGTGGGAAAGCTTGCTCAGTGATGCCAGCACCTTCTGTCTTTTTATGTCACTGATTGGCATCGGACTGCTGCTGGACAGCAGCGCCATGCAATGGGTCGGTGCCATTGTGGGATTCATGATTATCGCCACTCGCGCCGCGAAAATGGGCCTGAGAATGACGGTGGCTGAGGCCCGCCAAAAGCTGGACGAGATTGAACGATCCAAACAGGAGGCTGTGTAATGGCCTTCGATCCTATCGACGTGATTCTTACAGCGGTGATCCTGATCGGCGTCATCAGCCTCGTCTCAGCTATAGGAGCGCCGCTATGACGGATGCAGGCTACCAAGAATTTCTCGCCAGCAAGGCAGTTAAGGCGCGGGATCGAGGACTGGATCATGTGCCGGAGCTTGCGGCGTACCTCTTCCCGTTCCAGCGCCATTCGGTTGACTTTGCCCTGCGAGCCGGATGCGCCGGCCTGTTTCTCGATACCGGATTAGGCAAAACCGAATGTCAGCTGGAGTGGTGCCAGAAGGCTATCGAGGCGACCAATCAAAAGGCGCTGATATTAACGCCGCTTGCCGTCGCCGGGCAAACCAAGCGCCGCGCCGATAAATGGGGATATGAGGCGCGCGTAATCCGCGAACAATCGGACGCGGGGCCGGGGATTAATATCTGCAATTATGACCGGCTCGATAAATTGGACACGTCGCAATTCGGCATTGTGTCGCTTGACGAGGCGTCAATCCTCAAATCGTTCACCGGAAAAACCACTCGGGCACTAATCGCGGCATTCAAGGGCGCGCGGTTTAAACTTGCCGCAACGGCAACGCCGGCACCGAATGACCACATGGAATTGGGTAACTATGCCGAGTTTCTGGAAATCATGGCCGCGAATGAAATGCTGTCGCGGTTTTTTATCAATGAAACTTCAACCGCGTCACAACAATGGCGGCTGAAAGGTCACGCGGTAAATTTGTTTTGGGACTGGATGGCGTCATGGGCGCGGATGGCTGAAAAACCGTCCGATCTCGGTGACAATGATGATGGATTTAACCTGCCGGAATTTGAAACAATCCGGCACCGCGCGAAAGACAGCGCGATAAGCCGCGATCTGGCGGACATGTTTGGCGCTCCAAAATTATCGGCCACAAATCTGCATGACGTGAAGCGGCAGACAATCGAGGCGCGGGCCGAAACTGCGGGCGCAGTCGTCGCCGCTGATCCTGATGAATCGTGGATTATATGGTGCGATACGGATTATGAAGCCGACGCGCTCAAAGCTGCAATTCCATCAGCCATTGAAATTCGCGGCTCTCAATCCGCAGACGCGAAAGAGGAAAGGATCGAAGCGTTTTCCACCGGGCAGGCTAAATATATTATTGGAAAACCGTCGATGATTGGTTTCGGGCTGGACTGGTCGCACTGCGCCCGCATGGCGTTTGTTGGCCGATCTTATTCGTATGAAACATTTTACCAAGCTGTCCGGCGATGCTGGCGGTTTGGGCAGAAGCGCGCCGTTAAGGTCCACATCATCGTGGCCGAAGGTGAAGATGAAATTGGGCGCACGATAGATCGCAAGGCGGGCGACCATCACAAGATGAAGTCAGCGATGCGCGTGGCCATGCGCCGCGCAACAGGACAATCCGCACAAACCAATATTCCATATCACCCGAATAGCAAAACGGAGCTTCCGGCATGGATATCCGCTGCATGAACGCGGCTGACGGCGCAAACTATAAAGCCATACACGGCGATTGTGTTGACATTATTTCGCAAATGCCGGGCGACAGTGTGGACTTTTCGGTTTATTCGCCGCCGTTCGGATCGCTATTTGTCTATTCCGAATCCGCCGCAGATATGGGCAATTCAACGGACGATGAGTTTGCACAACATTACGCTTATCTTGTGCGCGAAAAATTCCGCGTTACGCGGCCGGGCCGGCTGACCGCCGTTCATTGCTCCGATCTGCCGATGACAAAATGGAAAGATGGAGCGGTAGGCATTAAGGATTTCAGCGGGCAGATTATAAAAATACACGAGGATGCCGGGTGGATTTTGCACGGACGGCGCACAATCTGGAAATGCCCGGTTGTCGAAATGACGCGGACAAAACATGTGGGGCTGCTTTACAAGCAATTGCAGAAAGACAGCGCGAAGTCTCGCGGCGGGATGCCGGACTATCTATTGACTTTTGTAAAGCCCGGCGAAAACAAAAGCCCAATACATCATACGCCAGAGCAATTCCCGCTGGATCAATGGCAGGAATGGGCGTCGCCGGTATGGATGAGCGTAGATCAATCCAACGTTCTCAACGTACGGGCCGCACGCGAAGCTGGCGATGAACGCCACATTTGCCCACTACAATTAGACGTAATCGAACGCGCAATAATCATGTGGAGCAATCCAGGAGATGTTGTTTTGTCGCCGTTCATGGGCATTGGATCGGAAGGCGTGGTTTCCCTAAAGCTCGGACGCAAATTCATCGGCACGGAATTAAAAGAAAGCTACTGGAAACAGGCCAGTCGATATCTCGACGCGGAAGACCGGCAGCTCTCATTGATCCCTGATCGGGCGGCTCCTCTTGAGGCAGCCGAATGACTGAAACATATCGCTATGTCCCGTTTGGGCGCGTCGAACGTTTTCTGCAAATGGGCTGGATGATCGGGTCGTTTGCCTCGCATCATTCCGTGTTCATGTTTGCGTGCGCCTGCAACCCGAAAGGGAGGCCGCCGCTTTGACTGGCTTCCGGCTTGAATTGCCGCTCCCGCCATCGCTGAATGCAATTTACCGGAACGTGCCCGGTAAAGGGCGCGTGAAAACCGGCGCGCTTAAGAATTGGCGCAAGGACGCGCAAGGCTATTTCTTGCTCGCGAAGAAAAGCCTCGATCCCATGACCGGTCCATACAAACTGACGATAAGCATTCCAAAAAACATGCGCGGCGACGGTGACAACCGCATTAAGCCGATTTCGGATTTTCTGGTCGATTTGAAAATGACGCCGGATGACCGGCACTGCCAGGAATTTCGCATCGTCCGCGCGCCCGATGTGCGCGAACATTTCTGTATGGTCGAAGTGGAGGCAGCATAATGTCCGAAATGGCAAGGCGCTTCGCCGTCGGTATCGCATGGACTGATGAGATGGTTGAGGCGCTAAAAACCATGATAGCGGCCGGCAATACATTTTCCGAAATGGCGCGCGAATTAAACGTCAGTCGCGGTGCCGTCGCCAACCAAATTTATAGCCATAACCTTAGCGCAAAATCGCTTTGGAAAGACGATGTGGTGGCAATGCTGACCGAGCTATGGGCGGACAAGGAATTATCCGCCGCGCATATTGCCAACCAGCTATCGCATAAATTCGACGTTGTTATCACTCGCAATGCCCTGCTAGGCAAGGCGCACCGGCTTGGCCTGCCGTCGCGTCGCGAGGCGTGTCCATCCAAACAGCGCCGCGTTCCGAGCTTGCGCAAGCCGGTCTCCCCGCGCAAACGTATTGTCGAACCAAAGCTGACGGCGGACGCCATCGTGGACGCCAATATTCCGTTCGAGCAGCGCAAAACCGTGCTTGAGCTGACCAGCAAGACATGCCGATGGCCGGTCGGGGAACCGAGCGAGCCGGGGTTTTTCTTCTGCGGTGCCGATCCTGTTGAAGGCTGTGTTTATTGCGCCGCGCACAAGGCCAGAGCATATCAAAATCCGCCCGCCCGCAAGAGCCAGCGGCCATTCTGGAAAGTCGCGGCATGAGCGACGCGCTTCTCACCCTGCTACAAAAGCGGCACCCGGAGCGATGGCGCCAGAAGCCTGCCCCGGCTGTTACGCCGGCACCTCTTCCGCGCGTGCGCGACTGGCTGTTGCTCACCAGCGCCACGCCGGGCAACCACATACAGATCAAGACGGTAATTGCCGCGGTGGCGGAGCATTACGGCATTTCCGCATCCGACATTATATCCTCGCGCCGCACGGCGAATGTGGTGCGGCCGCGGCAGGTGGCGATGTACCTCGCCAAGACCCTGACCCTGCGCTCGCTGCCGGAGATCGGACGGCGTTTCGGCGGCCGCGACCACACCACCGTCCTGCACGCGGTGCGCAAGATCGAGGGCCTCCTGAAGCAGGACAGCCAGCTTGCCGCCGACATAGCCGGCATCCAGAGGCGTATTGGCACGCCCATGCAGGAGGCAGCATGAACGAATGTCTGGATACAGCGGTTGCGGAGTTGAACGCAGTCGGCATCGAGCCAACCGTTGAGCACGGCGGCAAGCACATTCTGGTGAAATGGGTCCACAATGGCCATGCGCGCCTGCACACCGTTCCGAAGACGCCAAGCGATTGGCGGACGCCGCTGAATAATCGTTCGGACCTGCGCGCCATTCTCAGGGAGGACGGGTTGATCGGCGGCGAGGTAGCAGCCATCGAACGGCCATCGCTCACGGTCAGGGCCGGGCTTGCCCGCGTATCCAGCCTGGATGTCGCCCGCCATTTTGCGCGGGCGCATAAAGACGTTCTCCGGTCAATCGACCGGACAATCTCCGAAACCGGGCCGGAATTCGGATGGCGCAATTTTGCGCCGTCCTCCTATCTGACTGAACAGTCAAAGGAATTTCGCTGCTATGACATGACGCGCGACGGCTTTGCCATGCTGGTTATGGGCTTTACCGGCGCAGAGGCAATGCGCTGGAAGCTACTCTACATCGATGCTTTCAACGTGATGGAAGCCGAATTGGCAACGGCGAGGGCGCCGCTAGAGCGGCGGCTGGAAGCCGTCGAAGGCGAATTAAAGGCGCTCACCGATCTATTTTTCGAAGAATGCGCGCCGCCGCGCATCATTCGCAGCGCAGGCCGGGTCAGGATTAAACCATCCGTCTTAAACAAGTGGCTAGTCGCTGAGGTGATATAGCATGGCGCTTACACCTAAAAATTGGGTTGAGTTCCAGCACTACAAGGACAGGTCGCCAGCATGGATCAAGCTGCACCGGAAACTCCTTGATGATTATGATTTCCATTGCTTGCCGGTTGCTAGCAGGGCGCTAGCGCCGCTTCTCTGGCTGCTAGCGAGTGAGTACGAAAACGGCATCATAACGGCAACGTCGCAGGAATTGGCCTACCGCCTTCGGATGAACGAGGGGGAACTCCTGACTGCGATTAAGCCGTTAATAGATAGCGGTTTTTTTATAACTGACGAAAATGCTAGCGGATTGCTAGCAGAGTGCAAGCACGGCGCTTGCCTAGAGAAAGAGAAAGAGAAAGAGAAAGAGGGAGAGTGCGCTAACGCGCGCCATTCCGCGAAAAAAGATCGAAGAAGGGCCACACAACTCCCCGATGGCCTGACTGTCGATTACGAAAAGGCAACGAGCGCCGGACTTAGCCGGGCCGAAGCCGAACGAGAGTTTACCAAGTTTAAAAATCATGCGCGTGAGCGCGGTCGGACCTCCACCGACTGGCAAGCCGCTTGGCATAACTGGTGCTTGAAAGCCTGTGAGTTCATGGGACGAAAACCGCCTGAGGATAAGCCGGGAACGCCGGCCATTCCGGGGGAATTCGCCGTGAAAATGTTCAAGGAAACTTCGCGCTGGAATATCGCTTACGGGCCTGAACCGGGAAAACCGGGATGTCGCGCGCCGGATGAATTGCTTGAAAAATTTGGTTACGGCAAATCAAGGACCGGGGACGGTTATCAACAGCCGGCGGCGAGGTGTTGACATATCGGAAGTCTGGCCGGATTTTCTGAAATGTCATCATGGTGATTTGTGTTTGGGAGGGACCAAACAGGAGCACCGAATTTGGGAAGACGGAAGCAGCGAGGCGAACGCTACCCGTGCGGCAAGCTTAAACCGGAACGGTTCCCGCCGGCACTCGTCCGGCAGATGGTCGAGGCCGGCCGGCAGAAAATCATCAATGCGGCATTCG